GTAAACTGAGCTCGGCTCTGTTGTAAGATAGTCTGGACCTGTTGCTGACGCATACTATAAAACTGATCTACATTTGGCTTTATCTGTTTGATAGTAGCTGCTTGTGAAGCAATGTACTGTTCATTCTGTTGCATAGCACTGGAGATTCTAGCATGTTGTGCTGGGTCCTGTGTCTGTGCAAGTTGCTGCTTAAATGTATTCTGATAATTTTGTGTTTTCACAATCTCATCATACGCTCGCTGTAGTTGCGGACGAACTGTAAATTCCATGGCAAGCAATAACCCTTCGGTCTCACCTGTCTTGTGCTTTACATAATTTTCAAATTCGGCTTGCTGGATTTTTAATTGTCTAGCATCCTCGTGTATCGCTCCGCCTTGACCTAATATAGCTGCGGCTTTCTTGGCGTCGACTATAACTTCCTTACCATTGCGCATAAACTTGAACTTGGCGTTCGGGTTTGTGTCTGCAAAGTCTAAGAAGTCAATAATATCTTCACTAGATGAATCCGAATTGCTTACCTCTTCAGGGGCGACATCTTCTTCATTGCCGGGTGCTGCATCAGCATCTTCGTTGGAATCGATTTCTGGCTCTATGCTTTCGGTATTGCCGTCGACAGTATTATCGACTTGGGTACCTTGGGGCGCCACAGGGGCAGCTTTCGCTTCACCTGTCTCAGTTGGTTTAGACTCTTGTACTACCTGGTTACGCATGGCGGCCATTTTGGTAGCGATAGCATCTAGACTAGGAACTGCGTTTTGTGTGGGTGCCGCACTTTCGGTGTTAGGTCCACTCATGGTTGCTGTTGTCATATTTTCTCTTTAATTATACAATGGGATCCGCGACACCTGTCTGCGCACTTACCACTGTGTTTTTATAATACACTGCTTTTTTAAGCAGTGCTATAAAACCATCCATGCCTGCAATTTGATTGCCAATTGCAATCCTGCAAGCATTGTCGTCTGCTGAGTGACCCTTGATATCAGCTAGTTGGTCACACAATTCAAACTTGTATTCATGTACGAACTGGGCCAGGTCTCGATTCTTCATGAGATTCTCTGCGTTACTGCCCCAGACCTTGACTGCATCAGCTTGCGCTGGCGTCATCTTTTTAATACTATTCGGATTAAGAACCATGCGGTGGTTAAACGCCGCAACCGTCTCTTGGTTTATCATATACTATTCAATTCGTGTTTAATATATTTAGTCCTAATAATTAAGCATAGGCTTTAGCTTTGCCTTCTGCTACTAAACTGTAGCCTTCTAATTGTCTTTCGGCTGTGTTGCCTTGCACATCAGCGCCAATTTGATCAGCTCGAGCATTGTCCAGCTTGGCTTTAGCTGCTTTGGCAGCTATATCAGCCATGGCCGCTGCTTGCGCCATCTCAGCTGCTTTGGGATCCGGCTGCGGTTGTGCTGCCATTGCCTGCTTGACCATGGTCATTACTTCTTCTTCAGTAGGCAAATACACATCACAGTCTTTGACACCTAGTGTGTACAAGGTATCTTCATATGGCTTGCGTATCTTCTTAAAGATTTCTGGTGTGATAGCATGTATAGCAACCATTTGTTGCACTTCTTGCATCAGGCCTGTTTGTGCTTGTTTGATAATTTGTAGTCGTTGCAGGCTATTTTCTTCCGACTTCATGCCCATGGCCAATTCAATATGAATCTGTGCTCGTTCGCAGAAGTTCATGTCATCAAAACTTTGTGCATCTAAGAACACAGGAGTCTTGTCCGGGTGAGCATTTTGTGCTAGTTTCTTAACACCGTAATCATCGCCGTACTGTATTAGTGTACGCCACACCAACCAGATAGCGTCTTTTAATCCTGCTGCACAATTGCGCACAGTGTTGTCTTGTATGATCTGATTTGGTCCCATGGCCAATTGTAGTTTAAGGCCACTGTTGCCAGCTGCCATAACTTCAGGATTGAATGTATCTTGTGGTGTGGTCATGCCAACCAGCGCCATGGTGTCTTGTTGCATGCGGTTCAATGCGCTTTCAATAAAACTGATGTTACCATTGGGCACAGGCATGGCCCACACATCTGTCGCTGGATCAAACTTTGAGTCTAGCACAAAGATAGCAGCTTCACCATCCTGCAACATTTCAAAGTCCACACGATCTGGCTTGACACCATATCTAGGCGTTGCAGTCAACAGACCCAATTGTATTTCAGCTCTGTGGCCACTTGTTGCATATTCTTGCATGGGCACTACCGATTCAGCAATGCTCATGCCATAGAAGTTTTGTGCTAGTGGCTTGGGACACATATTGGCAACAGGAATAAATTCAACTTCTTTGGCTGAAATAATGTACATGCCCGAGTATACTGTTTCGACAAGTTCTAATTCGCCATCGCCATCAATATCCCACCGGTTCCAAACTGTCAACACAGTGACCTGGCGACTGTAAGGATCTTGTGCAGCATAACCTGAATTGGGTAATCCATTAATGGGTACACTATCTCTAGCATGCAAGGCCAAGTTGTTTAGTAATGATCCGGCTTGGTAAGCACCCACATTTGAATACTCTGCATATTCTTTAAACAAGTCTAGATCAATTTCTGGATAGCGTTCATATGCTTCAGCAATGGTCATGGGATCATAGAAGCCACAGAAAGGTTGATCTTGAATATTGATAACAGTAGGGTCACACATCCAATAGTGTTGTGCAATAGGACGGAAACGAATATTGATGTTGTAGCCAGTCAGTTTGTACTTGGCTTCATAGCTGGTGTTGCGGCGAATGCTGTCGCGTATCATGCCGGGGCCTTCTTCCAATTGCATGGTTTCGGGCGTAATAGGATCAGCAAGATCTTCTTCTGTAACAGCTTCGCCACCCCCTGCTACACGGCCTGACACATCAATCAAGTCTTGCAACTGTTGCATGATGGCATCATCGCCCATGCCTTTTTGTTGCTCTTGGCTTTCTTTAATTACTGTTTGTATATCTACATCTTTCTTACGCTTGGTCTGGCGTAGTGCGGTTAAGCCAGCGTCGGCAGCTTGTGCTTCAAATGCTTGTAATTGACTTTCTGTTCCTGTCGTGGTTATATAACGCACAATTTGTTCACGCACAGGAGCAATCATCATTTCACCATTCTTGTGCAGCATGGCGTCCATGATCCAATGTTGCAACATAATATGCGGATCATTTTGTTGGTTAATGATCTTTGAGACCATTTGTGTAGCTTGTCTAGCAGCAGCTGAATCATCTTCACCATCCGGCACAAATTCAAAGTTAATTTCACCATTGGGTGCAAGTCCTTTGCTGACCACTGCTGTGACATAATCTACTGTGGGCTTGACCACAGGATGAATATAATCTATGCCGTTTACAGGATCTGTTGATTGCGACACAGCCAGGTTCAAGTAGTGATAGTCACTGGCCCGGTTAATATTGTTCTTGGTTGCTAACAGGCGTAAGTTGGCAGCACATTTTTGATCCAACAGGCGTTTCATTTCTAAAAACTTTTGGTTCTTGCCTTTGGGATTATAGAATTGATTTGTGACTACATTTTTAATATCTAGCATATGAAAACTTCCGTGTTATTGTTTATTTATTGTTTTTATACAGAGGTTCCATCCGGGCTGTATACCTTCTTCCATGGCATGCGATCCGCGTAATTCTTATCGCGATTAATGTATTGTTCACGCACTTCGCGGAATCTATCCCGGGGCCTGCGCCCATCGTAAGGTTCACACCAGTCATTTAAACAACCTAACAAGGCATATCGGGCACTATCAATGCAGTCATCTGGGTCACTGAAGCGGCCCTTTTCATCTACATAATAGTTTTGTGCTTCATTTAGAAACTTGACACAGTTCTCATTGATATGGAATGTGCCAAGTTCAATCATTTGTCGCATGATATTGATACCAAAGCTCTTGTGATTTGTTACTTTGCCTTCGCTATCCGGTGGATTCAGCACAGGCTTTTCAACAACATTCAGTTCATAGCTTTCAAACAGACTGCGTATGCTGTGGCTGCTCATGGTGTAACGACCCTTGGTACTGGCATCCGGTGGCAGCACAATAGGAGTGCCAAACACTTCGGGCCGCATCAGGTGTTGTATCCAAGTCATGGGATTGGCTTCTTCAGTACCTTTAACTACAATCTGGCTGTGTAACCATGCCTCTTGTTCTCTTGCATTGTAGTACATCAGGCTGATAACTGTGGCATCATTGACCAAGCCTAAGTCTAGTGCAATGATACGCTGCATGTCATTCATGTTCTTGAAGTCAAAGTCTCCAGTCTTGTACAAAGGCCAATTGGGTATGCTAAAGATTGCACCCTTGCCCATGACAGGCTTGCCATGCTTTCTAGCATCGCGTTCATGTGGCAAATAATCGCGCTCCAGCTGCTGGCGTGTTTCCAACAACAAGAATGGCTCGCCCCATGGATCGTATTCAGGAACATCATCCCAGCTTACTCTAATATGATCGTATCCCGACTCTAGATTCCAAAACTTGCTTACTAGGCCATTAAGGCCTTTGAGTGGTGTAAAGCTACAAAGCACCATGCCTTGTGTTGTAGCAGTTCTAGTCACAAGTTCACTAAAGATATCATCTGGTGGTTGCTCGTCGAATATAACTCCATCCAGTTTGAAACCCTGCAGGTTCCTAACTTCTTGTGTGTAGTTACCAAACAACAGGTAGCTGTTGGTGCCGGAGACATGTCGTATCTCAACGCCTATCACATTGGCGCCATCGTTGCGCATGGTATCTGTTACAATACATGCCCTAGGTATGGCGCCGGTACCCAGGTGATTAACAATCTTGATGTCCTTGGTACCCAACAGTTCATCTTGCAGTACACGAGCTACCTGATCCCAACCTTCACCGGCTACAAACCATGTGGTAGGTTTATTAAATCTGCGGGCTGACTCTGGCCACCACGCAGGATACAAACCGGTAAGATGGTAAGCACACTCTTGACATGTACTTACTGTCTTACCAATACGGTTTGCAGCTAGTATGCCTCTGCGTGTACTAACACCTGTCTTGAAAAACTTTACTTGATGATCGAATGGCCTAAAATATTTCAGCGCATTGTATTCCATATCCTCGGCCACGCTGATGGCCCAGGATTCGAATTGTTCTTTGACTTCTGTGGGCATGGTCCACAAGGTATCAATTTGATAGCCGGATTGGTCAGCGCACCACTTCACAGCTCTACGCATGCGAACATTGGGATCTAACATTTATGCTACAGCAGTGATAGTGCAGCTGGTATTAATATTGTGTAGACTTTCGGCAGCTCTAGTTAAATCTAATATTTCTGCTGTGCCTAGGCGCCATGTTGCAGGGTCTGCGATATCAACGCCATCACGCTTGTCAAGCCCGGCATGCAGGCGCTCCATGACCAAGCGTAGGCAATGTTCAACTTGTCCAGGAAATTTTTCACGAAAGGCCTCCCTATATGCATGGTTAATCTTTTGCATGATCTTGACATCCGCCACTGCCCGTGCAGCTTGGTCATTGACTTCGCGGATGTCTCTCATGTCAAGCAGCCCATGGATTATCTAATGCTTCTTGTTGCATGTAAGCAAAGTCGCGATCAACCCATGTTTCCCATACTGAACTGGTGTTAACAGGTTGGCTCTTTAGCAAGGCACGCAGTTTCTGTCCGGTAGGAGTTGTGGTACCATCTGTGCGCACAATCAACAACTCTGGCGTGCGTGGATCGATCCATTTGATATACTCAGGCCGATTGCGTCCATACTTGTCAATCTTCTGACCCATTTCTTTTTGGCACAATGGTCCTTCAATTTCATATGTGATAACACCATTCAGGTACTTGCGAAAGCATACACTTACTCGCTCGCCTGCTGCTCGCATGTCCTGATCAGGATGTGGTATGCCGGCAGTGTGAAATAAGTTTTGTATTTCACTCAATGCAGGCAATGCAGGATCTCTTGCGGGTAGAATGCGAATGTCTTCTGTGGGCACTAGATCATTTTTATCTAGGTAAGGATTATCTTTGCTGATATATTCCGCGCCAATCGCAGCACCATTAAGCACATCCATTGCAATTTGATACTTTAACTTGTTGGCACGACCCTTGAGGTTCAATGCGGTACCAGTGATATCATATACAAACTTTTGCAATTCGGTGGCGTTGGGAAAGTCGGTCATGAGACCTTCCATGTCATATTGACTATCTGCTTCTGGTACTTGGGGTTTGAATAATGGTTTAGATTCTAATGTGGCTGCAACAGCTACATCTTCCATTAATGCGTCGCTAGTGGACTCATTCCATACATCGGGTGTGGGAGCTCGGGTTTTCATTTCGTTTCCTTTCAATAATAATACGAATTGAAGCTGTTAACAGACAGCTTCTGAACCGTTTATAGTTAATTATAGTTTAACGACTGCGCTTGAGAGGAGCCACATTCATTGCAACGCCTTCCAGCTTGGGATTCGTCTTGGGTGGATCTATTCTAGCAGCGTAGGCCGCATTGATGCTGTCAGCTAGGTTGCCGGCTTCGCTTTTCTTTTTCATGAATGCTGTGCGTTTTTCAGGCACGCCCATGTTGCCAGTGGTAGGGCCGCGACTTGCATTGACACTCTTAATGCCAGGCTGTGCTTCTACCGTACGGCCTTGGTTACTAACAACTCGAGCTCTAGTTGTATTTGGGCCGGCTTTGGGGTAAGCTCGGCTCTGCATGTTGGTAGTTGTTTTCATAATTATTTCTGGTTACCTTTAGTTGGGCCACGACCTTCATTTATCATGTCAGGATTGCCGTTGTAATTCTTTACAGCTCGAGGCATAAATGGTCTAGTCTCGCAAGGAGGAGCACAACCAAAGTTGATGCTGTCTGCATTGTATCGTGTGCCAATTGGCTTGGCCATTGCAGGGCCTGCTGTCTTGCCAGTAACACCGGCCACAGTAGGGCCACGACCATAATTCTCTCGCATGGTCTGCTTGGCCATGTTGCCTGCGTACTTGTTACCTGTGCTGCGGTTAACGCCTGTTCCGCCTGCTCCATCAAACGCTAGGTTCATGTCGCCTTGATCTCTTGCTGCTTTCATTAGATTTTTCCTTTAGATTTGGGGGTTGCTGCCTTCTTCCCTGCTGAGCCTGCGCTACGCTTGACAGCATATGCGATAGCCACAGCTTGCTTAGGGGGCTTCCCCGCAGCAATTTCTCGTTTGATGTTCTTGGTAAACGCCGGTTTAGAAGTTGATTTGATTAAAGGCATAATATTATTTAGTCCGCATCTATCACTAGGTTGGCGCCAGCTGGCGGTCTAGCCAATTGTGTTAGGTGTGCTATAGCTTGTGCAAACGCTGCTTGCTTGGCTTCGATCACATCTGTTGAATCTGTCATGTCGATATCAATCTTATCTGCTACCACCTTGGCCATGAACATTCTTTCATATTCAAAGCGTAGTCTATCATTGTCCCCGGTGATGGCACGGTAGTAACCTTCTGCTAATAGGTCACTAAAAGGTCTTCCACATTGGTTTTCTATGCTGAGCAGCACAGTTTCTATTGTGAGCTTGTTGGTACTGCCTCGCGGCCTACCGGCACCTGGTGCTCGTTTGCCCGGCGTATATGACAATGGCATACAATTCCTTTTTCTATACATTTATTTATCTGCTAAATACTCTACTAATCAAAAGGAACAGTATGGTTAAGAATATTAAAGATCCAGCCACCGTAAAAATTGCCGCACTAGAACGAGCAGTATTAGAGTTAATGAAGAACTTTAATGACACCAACATACATGGTATGGTCAATTGCATCATGCGCGGATGGATACGCAATGGCCTGTTTACTGACGAGTATCGTGAGTTAACTCAACAAGCTGAATCGGCTGCGGCAGCCGAAACTGCGGCAAGACGCCAGGAGCATGAAACACGGTATGGAAAAAGAATAATGCCCATACCAGACACTGGCACTATTATAATCAACACCAATTCGTTATTCAAATAACTCGTGGAGCTGGTTTGGGGCCTAAATACAGTATGACAACAATTTTTGAACCCAATAGATGGTATGACCATCGAGACAGTACTGCCCAACAATTACGCACTCGTTTTAGTGTACCCACAGCTTGGTTTCGTCGTAGTTGTAATGTAGTAAATGCTGCTAGTATAATCCCCAGTCCCTATGATGATGAACGCTTTATCACTGTGTGTTTGGTATATCCTAGAGCAGCTCATGTCAAAGTTGCCCAAGTTCTAGCTCTTGCTCCATGGGCTTTTGTTGTGTATTGGCCTGTGTTAAATCAAAAGCAATTGATCACTGTGGTAGGGGCAAGTGTAGCTGATCCTGCTGCGTTTGCTGCTGAACATAATTCACTGGCTCTAGCCTGGTATATTTCCAGCACGGGCCAATTATACACATACACTCCGCGGGCCATAGCAGATAACTATTATCAACAAAATCCATTTAAGAATTATGATCGGCGCGGTCCCAAGGGTGTTGATCATCGTGAAGTTCATGATGCATTAGAATCAGGTCAATTTAGTGTAAAACAAATATGTGATCAATACCATATAAGTCGGCAAACTATCAGCAATATACGCAAGAAGTTTAATACATTTAGGCCTTATAAACGACAGTTGCCCGCTAATCTAGCAGTCGAATAGATTCCACTTCATACAAGGGATATTCTTTACGAAATTCTCTTAGTGCAGCCCATGGTGTAGCAGCTGAATAAATTTCTTTGCGAATAGGTACTGCGTCAAAATCATCTGGTTGACTACCAATGTAGTCTATAAATTCAAAGTGCCAATTCTTCATTTTTTTATTTGATACAGTTGGCCAAAGTTGTTTTCTACTCTAGGGCGCTGGCCTTCTTCAAGTTCAATATCTATTTCAGGAAATTCTGCAAACAGTCTAGTCCAACGACCCAACATGCCTTCCGTGGGATCATTTCCTGCTGCTAGATATTCACGCAGGTCATTCATAACATCCCAAGCTGAATAGTTGGGTTGTCGTTTAGTTCTTGGAAATCCTTTGAGTGGGCTTTGTAGATCTCTAGCTGCCGCATAGTCTTGTGTTTCCATTGCATGCTCCAAGATTTCAGTCATGATGCCATTTACATGATCATGCATGCGTTGTCTTTCGCGATCTATCACTTGATGATATGTGGTTGAGAAAGTTCTTCCTTCAAGTGGAGTCAATTTCTTTACGCCTGTGGTGTAGAATTTTGCCATTTTGTTTTCTCCTATGTATCTATTGTACATGTTTATTTAGCTGATGTCAAGCAATTTGATTAGTTATCACCGGGAAACTTCATCCTTTCGGATGAAGTGCTTATCGCAAAAGCTGTCGCTTTCGCTCAAGCCCGTATTTTCTTAACACATGTCTTTGGCCAAAAGACAAAAGAGCGAAGCTAAAATGGTCTGCCAACAAAGAGCGCAGCGATAGTTGGCATGACCGGACTGACTAACGCAGTTAGTTGGTCCTTATTCATCACTCTCAATGTTTAATCAAAAGTTAGCAACACGCCTTCGGGAGAAAGGTTGGTCCAGGTAGTGATGGTTTGTAGAGCCCCTTGCATGTCATTCGCTCCTATATGTCCTTGGCTACTACTGCCTTGTTATATTTGAATATAGATCCTTGCGTCTAAATCACCTCTTTCGAGCACCTTTTATCGGTAACCGCATTAGGGGTTAGGCCTTGCAACCATACCCTAGGTATTCAAATATAATCATAACTTCGGATTTCAGCGTTATTTCGCGCCTGAGTCATCAGTTACGGACGGGCCGTGTTTTAGCCCCCATTAATTTCCAAAAGATACGCCATTTTTTGTACTACAGTTATTTATACCTACTGCAAAAAAAGCCAAAGAAAAAGCCCAGCTACCTAAACTGGGCTTTTCCGAATCAGCGTTGCACTGATTCTAGCAGTTGGTTAGAATGGCATAAACTTCCCAACTTCCACTGCTAGCACATTCTTATATAGGATTACACAAACTTCGGCAGCTAGCAGCTACAAATATTTATCTCACAAGCAGGATAGAGCTTCAATTTCGTCTTCAATAAAACTGCAAGGAAAGCCAGAAAAATTGCAGTGTCGACATCCTTGACTGCTGGCTTAACAGCTCTAAAACTACGCTACCCAGTCGTACTTTTTTTGTAGGTAACATCTTATGTTGATCGCTTCGCGTCTAGTAACCAGATAGCGATGGGCAATGTCTAAACTGTTGGCGGTTCGAATCCAACGCACTTCATCGTCAGTGTATTTGAGCTTGCGATAAAAACGCAGGCTAACCGCATCACCAGCGCGATATCTAGCTCGTTCTTCTTGTATGTTTTTTTTTAATATTTCACTGCGTTCAGCAGGACCACCTAACAATAAATGGGCAGGATTGCAACACAAGGGATTCGTGCAAGTGTGTATAACATAGTCCTGTCTGGTTAGTCCGCGATTCAAATGTATCATCATGGCCACGCGATGCACCACAGTCATGATCTTTACACGCACGCCGTTATCAAAACGAAATCCACCCATCATGCCATAACCTTGTCGGTGTCGACCTTTGGTCCAAACATGACAGTGATTTTCGTCCACTCGTAAACTGCCTAATAGATCATTGACATCAAAACGAAAATCACCAAATTTGGTAAATGTTTTACTTGAGGGTCGTCCCATTGTAGCCATAATATTATCCTTGTCTTATACATTATTTAGCTTATTTGTCTCATACGCTAAATACATTTATAGACAGGAATAGATATGCGATTAGAAAAGTTTTTACCCAGTGCGCGAGATACTTGGACTTGGCAGCTAGCTGACTATCCAGATGTAGTAGACATTGTCAACATGGCAGAAAGCCAGTTTCAAAAGGAAATTGAAATATACATGCAGCCAGACAGGGATTTGTTTTCTAGGAATCTAGTTGTGTCAATTGCCAAACAAAATTATAGTCCGTATGATGAGCAATTGACTGTGGCTAGAGATAACACCAGCCATGAATTAATTGCATGGGCGTGGGTAGGAAGAGGCAGCTATACAACTTATAGCAAGAATGAAATGGCAGAAGGCAAGTTTGCGCACATGGATTTAGAATTGCCGGTACGCACAAGGATTACCTTGTTGGCACAGATATTGTATCAGTGGTATCGTTGGTGCCAAATTTGTAAAGTACCTATTCTAGTTTCAACTAGTATTCGTGAAGATCAAAAGGGGTTTATGAACCTGCACCAAGCAGCAGGATTCATTGTGCGTGGCAGTATTGGTTATCTTAAAATTTAAAGGAAAAAAAATGTTAAAAGCAGTAACAACAAGAATCGTAGTTAAAAAAAGCGAAGCAGTTCGTACCACAGCCAGTGGCATTGTACTACAAAGCGATATTAGTGAAAGCAATCATGCTGAAGTATTAAACATTGGGCCAGAAGTTAAAATGGATATCAGTATTGGAGATAGTTTAATTATTGATTGGCGCACAGTTGCACAAACCAAATTAGATGGCGAAACTTATTTCATTGTTGATGCCAGCAATGTATTGGCTCGTGTGGAATAACATGCAGACCACAGATGAT